TAATGCTAATTGTACATTTGAAGGTAAAGAGTCAAATCCAGGTGCAAAGTGTTTAGCGTTTTTAATTGCTATTTGTACTGTATCGTTATATAGTTGTCTAATTTCTAAATCAGATAAACCGTTATGCAATTCATGATTTGATATACCATATTTTGCAAGTATACGCTGATTATTTTTATCATTTAAATTAAAACCAACACCAATAGTAGGTATTCCTTTTGTATCTTTGTATATATGTTTTTTATAACCTTCATGTTTTACTAACTGTTTAAAAATAGTATCACTATTCAATTTTGAACTTGATGAGTGATGAACGGTTTGATGAACTGATGAACTATTTACCGGGTTGTTAGTAGGCATACCAGGTGCTGATGAACCTACCATAGTAGCTAATGTAGCAGCCTTTAGTATGTTACCAAATTTACCTTCTTCTATCACGTGTTGTTTAAATGACTGCACGTTAATATTTATGCAAATCTATCTACAAAGTACTTTGGTAATTTAGCTCTATTAGCAATAACTGCGTCTGTAATTGATTGATCTATTATATAGGTAACACAAAAGTCATCTTTGCTTCTGATACCTCTACCACAAGCCTGCACTAAGTTAATAAGCATTTTATCGGTATACCAAACCTTATCTTCATCAAATAAACGTTTAATTCTATTATCACCTAAAGGTAAATAAGCAGCTTTTACAATTATTTGAAATCTAGCTAAATCATCTCTCAAGTCTACGCCAAACGTCATGGATGGGCTTACTATAACAGTTGGTTCAGTAGACTTAGAATGTTTTGATAATATGGTATCATTCTTTGATTCAGTATCTCTAAATAAAAATCTCTCATTTTTAAGATATTTGTTTAGCTTATTTGTAATATCTAAAGTGTGGGTATGTATGATACCTTTTTCATTTGCATGAGATTCGCAAATACTTTTAATCAAATTAGCAATTTTAGGCATGTTCCTATCTATATTCTGTTTGTTAAGTCTACCTACATTAGAAACGTATATAGGTGCCTTTTTACTATCAAAAGTACTATCAACTTCAATATATTTGTATTGATCAATACCTAAAGTTTTAGCAAACGTTTTATGATCTACAATTGTAGCTGACATTAATAAAACATTCTCAGCATGATCAAAAATATATTTTGATAATACATCAACACGTAATGGAGTTATTCTTACTGTTTGCTTTTCACGTTGACAAACATACTCACATTTACTCCAAGTTTCATCTATAAGAGTTAATGTACGGTGAAAGTTTTTAAAGTAATTTAATTTTACTTTATCGTTAATGTTAAGCTGTGTGTTTTTATTATTATGTTTTTGTGTTAATGCATCAATATGTTCGCCTAAAACTAACATTAAGTTATTAAGCCAATTATGTACTTGTTGCATATCATCAGAATACAAGGGTGGTATTTTAACACCTAATAATTTAAACTTTTCTGGTTCTACAAATGCAGAGAAATGCTTTACCAGCTCTTCTTCTAATTCAGAAGCTTCATCACATACAATAAAGTTTTTACGTTTAACATGTGCTGGTAAAGATAAAAACATCTTGTAATTTAAAATGCTAAACTGATCTGTTAATGCAATGTTACGTGCATTATAGTATGGGCATAAGTTCTTAGACCAGCAATCTTCTTTTAGTTTTGGTAATAATAAACAAGGTGCATTTTCCACATCTACATCTGTATTAACTTGACATTGGTAATTTGTTTTACCTTTAAGAGTAGATGACTCATCAAAGAGTTTCTTGTACTGGTCTTGTAATGATTTAGTAATTGTTAATGCAAATGTACCAAAACTAGGCTCTTTCATACAGTCCATTTCATGTACATGATTACCAATGTAGTCTTGTTTAAATGCATCATAAGACATTATAAGACGTCTCATCTCATCACTGCATTTATTAGACACATTACCTAATGTTTTAGATATGAAGCTTTTACCAGACCCAGTAGGTGCACTGCAAATAACATATTTATAGCCTTTAGCATAAGCATCTTCAATGCGTTTTACCAGTTCAATTTGCTGGCTACTGGGAGTATACCCGTCAGGAAATTTGGAAAGATATCTACTGTACACTTGTAGATTATATTAGTTCAGTGCAGATAAAACAACTGTAGAGTTGTATAATTTATTTCTTTTCTTTGGTTTTAGTAATTTTGCTTTAATAAGCAACTCTAAATTTTTCTGAGAAAAGTCATCCAATGTATACGAGAAAGATACCCAATTTGGTCCTTGTTCAACCTTAAAAGGGTACGGTATCTCAAAAGTCTTTACAACGTTATCTGTTTTGATAGTAAAATTAAAATAAAAATCCTTAAACTTAAAAATTAAAAGCTTTCCAGACTTAATAGGCTTTTCACTGTTAATGAAAAAGACTATATTTCTCTGAAGAAATGTGCTGATAATTTTTTCCGTTTTGTTTATCATGAATCCATGTAAGCTGATTTTTGTGCCGGTGACATTGGTAATAACGTATCGTTAAAATATTTCCAAAAGTCTTCTTCTTTAATTGTTGTAACTAAATCACAATTATCCATGCTTACCATTCTCCAGTCTTGCATGAAAATATCCCACACTGGTAAAAGATTTTTAGACTCTGCATTATATGGCATTAGACCAGAGGTTGGTTTGTAATTTAGGGATAAACGTCCGTTGGTACTGTTTAATATTTTCTCATCTAGTGTACACAACATACGTCTTAATGGCGGTTTATTAGCTTTAGGTCTTCTTCTTACAAAAACTACTTCACACACATTTTCGATTAGAAGTGCTTTGAGGCTCGGCAATGTTGTCTTCATTTAATAATTTAGTATTTGTTGATATGGATTCACTGTTAACTTTTTTACATACCCCGAAGATTCTTTGCTCGTTTAAAAATACACCCTTCTTTAACTTGCCATGACCTTCTATCTCTATGTTTGAAACTGCTGCACCTTTGTCATTAGGAAATATAACTATATCACCTACTTGACACTGTTTAGCTGATGGACCAACTAGTAGTACTTGAGCTTTTCTCCAAGCTTTAATTAAAGCATTGGTTGGTACAAATATACCGTTTCTAACAACTGCATCACCTGCGTTATCAGAAACTTCATCAATAAACTCAACTAAAATAATATCATCAAATACTTTGGAAAGTACAAAATCATCACCTAAGCCAAAATTGCCTTTTCCGTAACTATCTAAATCAATTAAACTTCTTTTTGTTTCTAAAACATCAACAGATAATTGTGCCATATAAAAACTATTTAACTAGTGTTTTTGCAAATTCAACATTTTGGATGTATTCTTTACGACTTATAAATTCTGGTACGATAATCTTGTCTTCTTCTTCTTTGTCTTTCTTAACTTTCTTTATATATTCTATACGTTTAAACTTTAGCTTTGGTGCTGTGTTATAAATTAAGTCATACTGTTCTTGCTTAAGATTATACAGCCCAGCGTATGTATTGGTTGTTTGGTTAACATAATTAGCTAACTCTTTAGAGTAAAAAGAACACCATCTATTAAGCATGAAGAGACTAAACTGTGACTCTTCATCACAGTTTAGCTCTATCTTCTTCTTAGTAAAGAGAATAGAATTTATGTAATCAAATATTGTCATTTCTTTCTTTCTACTTTAATTACTAAAGAAGTACCATTACTTTGAGGTGTCCAAATGACTGCATCATCATCAGTTAAACTAAGAGTTTCAATAAGTGCTTGAGGCAACTCAATATATAGTTCATTAGTTTTAGGATGTTGCTGTACCATGATTAACCATGATGCAACTTGATTTGGTTTAGACTTCTTTTTCATGAAATAACTTTAGTTGTAGCAATAAAGATATCATCATTTAAAGCATAGAACAACTCTATAACATCATTCATAAACTGAGTTGCTTGTTCATCAGTTAAGTTGGTACTATATGCAAATGGTGGTGCTTTACGCCCAGCACTAATATTAATACCAGTATGTCCTAAAGTTACATTATCTTTAGAGTACGTGATACTAACACTGCATTTACCAACTGTTTGTTGTGAGCCATCACTACCTTCAAACTTATCATGAACCATAAAATCATCTCCATCAACTTCAATAGGTTTCTTTAGATAACGGTTAGATAAGATACCAGCAATTTGAGTGTTAAACAATCTCTGATATGCTACTGCACCGAATGGGTCTAAGTTAGGTATCTCCCAACAAAAGTTAATTGCATCATCGCTATAGATAAAATCATTTTGCAAAATATCTTCACTATCAATCATACCATCAGCTAACACGTTCATAGGAGCTCTAAAAGCAATTATGTTGCCAATCGGTAAAGTTTTTTTCCTAAAATAGTTATATGCAAAACGTTTATGAATTAGTAAACCGTCATATACAGGGATATCTTTAATAATCATACCCCAATTGTATAATAGTTCCTATACATAATCAACACATACACCGTAACATTCGTAATTTTTTTTCATCCAGTCTTTTGATTTATCTACAATGATTGATCTTTTAATAACTGGCTTATCCGGAAAGGTCCAAACATAGCCGTTGCTGGTGAGAGTATAGTCATCAG